AACTTTTCGCAAGGCAGGGATTCCGGAAGTCCCTGACGGTGCCACCCCTCGCCGTCATTGCCTTGCGATTTTAATTAAGGGGTAAATTTATTTTAAGGGGGATTGTTTATTTATGAAGGTGGCAATTTTAACATCATACTTCTATCACCAAACGAAAGAATTTGACGGTGAGGACAGAATCATCTTCGGTGGCGCTGAGCGCCTGCTTTTTGAGCTATGTAAATTCCTTCAATCCGAAGGCCATGAAGCAACGGTATTTCAACCTCTACCAATGAACGACCTCAAAAAGCAGTATACCACTATTGAAAAAGATTATCGCGGTATGAAAATCGTTTGCCTACCAACTAGCGACAAATGGGAGTATTCAACATCTCCAGGATTAAATTACACCTTCAACGAGATGGCGATCTGGCACGATTTGCGGATTTACTTTGCATCGTTTATGTGTTTTCCCGAAGTTCGTCACCCAGCTATTTCAATCTCTCACGGTATCTTCTGGGACTTCCCGAACCATCTTGTCAGACAGGGAACTCCGGAGCAACGCGCTGAGTTTTTCCGCCGCCAGATGTACGGCTTTACCGCGCCGGATGCCTGTGTTGCCGTAGATACTAATGTAAGAGGTGTCATAGCGGCAATGGAGCCGGGTTCTGAAGCAAATGTTCATGTAATACCAAATTTTGTAAATACGAAGGTATTCAAACCCCTGGAACCTGGCAAAAAGGATTGGACGCGACCGCGAATCCTGTATCCGCGCCGATTATCAACTGTAAGAGGCATAAACCACTTCATTAAACTAACGTCACAGTTTCCAGACTGTGACTTTTTAGTTTGCGGCAACGGCACAGATGCTTCCATGGAAGCGCAACTACGGCAGTGGAGCCAGGGACATAATAATATTCAAGCTGTTTGGCGGCCAATGGAGGGCATGGAGGAAATTTACCAGATGGCAGATATTGCCGTTGTGCCGACCGTTAGCGCCGAAGGGACTTCGCTATCGCTATTAGAGGCCATGTCAACAGGTTTACCAATAATTACTACTCCTGCTGGCGGCTTACCAAATCTTGTTATTCCGGAATACAACGGCATTGTCGTTGATTTGAACCATGGCGAACTTGCGCCAGCACTGGCAAGGTTGCTGAAACACCCGAAACTTGCAGCGAAAATGGGCAGGCGCAGTCGACAGATGGCTGTTGATTCCTTTGATATTTCTATTTGGTATAAACGTTGGAGAGAAGTTATCAATAAAGTTGTTAAGTAGCAGTAAAGGCAGGTGATTTACCCTTTGAAAATATTTGGTAAGGAAGTTTTCAAACCAAGAACACCAAGAACTAGATCGCCTGATAACCAACAACCAATTTATTCTGGTCGCGCATCAAAGATTCAGTATTATGGTCCATTGTCTCCGTATAGGAGTAAAGTAACAAACTTATTAATGAGACTTCGCCAAACCTATGATGCTACTCAGGCCATTGATCTTCTTCTTGACGAATCAAGTGATTTATCACAAGCCTTATGGAATTTTATTCGCTTGTCTAATGTTGGTCATGAGATGGAGATTTATCGCTTAAATAGCACGGAACGCATGACTGATATTGAGGAAGAATGGCGGGATTTTGCTTCTCGGATAAATGCTATGAGTAATGCTGGTCTGGATGGTCTTATTGATCAACTTCACCTACTAGCATTTACAAAAGGGGCTATGGCATGTGAGGTTGAGGTTGCACCGACCTTGGACGATGTTTGGGATGTTTATCCCATCAAACCACAAACAATTTACTGGGAACTTATAGAACGGAATGGCAGACAAGTTTGGATACCTTATCAGTATCAACTTACTGGAAAGATATCTTTGGAGCAGGCTAATTTTTTCTGGGTTCCTACCGATCCCGATATTGATGATCCTCGTGGTAGATTAATTCTTAAGCCAGCAATTGCAGCCCTGGACTTTCAGATTCAAGTATTGAACGACCTTCAACAAGTTATTCATAATCAAGGTTGGCCAAGGTACGATATTTCAATAATTATGGAACGTCTTATGGCAATAATGCCACCAGATGTTAAATCTGATGGCAAAAAAACCAGGGAATGGATAAAAGAACATATTAATTTTGTAAAAGGTTTATACGAAGATCTTAAACCTGACGATTCTTTTATTCACACAGACGATGTTGTGGTTGATATGGCAAAAGGCGCTGTAAATAATGGTCGTGGTCTTGATGTTCGGGCTGTTCAGGAAATGCTTGACGTTCAAATGTTAACTGCGGCAAAACAGGTTAATGTGATGATGGGCAGGGTTAATAGTTCTACCGAATCATGGGGATCGATTCAGTTTCGAATTTTTGTTTCCGGTCTTATGTCTATCCAGCGGGGTTCAAAACGCCTTATTGAAAGCATCGCTTCTCTTTGGCTTCGAGTTAATGGTATTCAAGGAAAACCGGTTTTTACCCACAACCTTCTTGACTATGAATCAGAAAAACAGAGGGTAGAAATTAAAAACCAAAAAGCGGCGTTTTTTAAGCTGGCTCAGTTAATGGGATGGATTGAGGGATCGGAAGCAAGTCAGGATTTATTTGGCCACGATGCCGTAGGCGAACCGCGCAACATACAACCTCCGCAGCAAGGGGGTGGCGACAATCAGAACAATGGCAATTAATCCGAGGACGCTGAAAGACGCTACAAATTATACCGCGATATTAAAGAAAGGTGGTGATGAACTTGCCGGCAGAAGCATACCACAATTTTCCGCTTGCGCCGAGGGATCGGACCTGGGACGTGAACGAAGCGACGCCGAGGCTGAGAAGGTGGGCCTCAAGGGACGGCAGCGGCGACAAGGAACAAATTGACTGGAACAAACTTCGCAAAGTCTATTTCTGGCACGAGGCCGGGGAGCTGACCAACTTCGGGCAGTTGAAGTTACCCTACTGCGACATCATTGACGGTGAACCTCATGTAGTTCATAATGCTGTGCAAAACGCTTTAGCTAGGATAGATGGAAGCAGTATTCCTAATGAAGACAAGCCAGCAGTCCGTTCGGTTGCCGAAAGACAAATGAGACGTTTTCAGGATTCTGGAAATACCGAGAGCATGGAAGCTGATGGCGATGAAGCATTATCCCGGACGCCTGCCGTATTTGGTTCTCCAAACGAAAGTCAACTAGCGAAGATAAACGCTTTAGCGAAACGATCTTTCTCTCCGGAGGAAGTTTTTGTTTTTAGAAGTAAAGCTATTGGCAACGGGCTTATCCCTACGCGCTTTGCGATGGCTCATAAATCCTTACTTGAAGTGTTTCAGGCCGATGCCCAAAAGGGTATCGCTTTCATGCTTGATCATCCATGGGCAGGAATGTTTAGCCGTCCTAAACCTGCTTTATCCTATGGCCGCAGTTTTGACGCAGTTTTAAAGCATCCAGGCAGGAACGAGGTAAAGGCACCTAATGAAACACTGGCTCTATACATTGACCATTACATTCCTTATGGTAGGGAGAAAGACGGCATTTCAACTGACCAGATTATTAATGACATCCAGGATGGAGTATTATTTGATACTTCCGTGGGATTTGGCAACGATGTTGACGAGTGCTCTATTTGCGGCGGCAACCTCTGGGGTGCAAATGCATGTGAGCATTGGCCGGGTAGGGAATATGAAGGGCAAACCTGCTATTCCATTATGAAGCCTCCGGGGTACTTAATGGAAAATTCTGGGGTTTTCGACGGAGCATATCCTGGAGCTGGAATACTGTCAAATGTAAATGATGGTATGCAAGGTGATGAAAAACTTGTTCTGGTTGAAAATTTGAAAGAACTTGACACCGGAACAACTGTTTACCGTATCTACAGTGCAAAAAGGGGAGCATTGTTGACATATGCGCCAAAAGGAGCAATTAAAACCAAAACCGGCTTATATGCCGTAGGTGGAGTACCTGGAAAGGAGGAATCTAAAAAAGTGGAACTTAAAGAACAAGTTTTTGCGGCAGTATTAGCAAAAACCGGCTTAGCAGAAACAGTGGAAATGACCGCCGAGCAAGTTATGGCTGTCCTGGCCGAGAAATTTACCGAAGAAGTAAAGCTGACCATCCAGGAGAGTGCCGAACCCCTGAAATTTGCCCTTACCGAGCCTGATATTCGTCGCGCCCTCGGTCTTACCGAACAGGCCGACCAGCCTATCCCGGAAAATTGGTCCGCCAAAATCATTCAATTTTCCCAGGAAGGCCGTGAATCTCGGCAGGAACTAATCAACGATACCCTGGAGTGGGGTGTCCGCGCTTACGGCAACGACTTCGCTATGGAAAGCTACCGCGAAATTCTGTCTGAACCCAATCGCACCGTCCAGGCAATTAAGGACATGCGGGAACAGTTCAAAAAGAAAGCCGGCGAAGACCTTCAGGCTGGCCGCGTAACCAAGATTCAAACCGACAAAAAGCCTCAAGCCACAATCCCGGCAGAGGCTTTTAAAATCTAAGGGATTAAACCTAAGAAGGGAGTTGAATTAAATTGGCAAGAGGTGGAGTAGATTTTGAAGGTATTGGGGCGCATTACACTACTTATGCGCTAAAAACTTCCGATAATTTTACTCAGTCTGACGAAGGCAAAGCAGTAACCATTACCGGCAATGGCGAAGCCGGTTACGGTAATTCTGGGGATGTGTTCCTGGGCATTGTTTCTCGCGTGGAAGCTGATAGTTACGGCAGTATCCAGGATGCTGGTTACGTGGAAGTCGGTTATGTTTCCGCTGCGTATCCTCCGCAGCTTCAAGCCGCCGTTGTTGTAAACGGTGCCGGCCTTGTTTCCCAATCTGGCGCGGCTGTTAATGGCAGAGGAAACAGTATTGTTTCCGTGGATACCACAAACCAGAAAGTTATAGTCCTGTTGGGCTAATAGAAGGGAGAGTGAAACAAATTGACTGCAACTGTAAAACCGAGAGCTTTTGAGATTCCGTTAAGTATCCAACTTTATCGCCAGGCCAACGAAAAAGGTCTAACCTTTTCTCAATATCTGGAACACATTGATCCGTCGCATGAGTACAACGATGGCCTTGACTCCTTTGAGCGTCAACTTCGCCGGTTCAACATTATAGCAAAGTCCATCCCGGAAAAAGGGATCTGGGCCTCCAAGGTGGAGGCTTTTTATATGTCTGACGACGGCCAGGATGTGCCCGTTCTGTTTCCTGAGTATGTTAACCGGGTAGCGCGGGAAGCCCTGGTCCAAGATGACATTTTGTCCGAGATGGTGGCTATTAGAACTCCTATTGATAGTAATGCTTACAAGACCATCTATATCGATACCGATAGCAGGATGACCAGCAAGAAGCGCGTTACTGAGGGTACTGACATGCCGGTGGCAACCATGCGGACCAGTGAGAACACGATTAAGATTTATAAATATGGCCGTAGGTTAAAAGCTACTTATGAAGCTATTCGTCGGATGCGTCTTGATCTGTTTGCTCTGCATGTCCAGGGGATCATGATGCAGGCAGCTCTTGACCGCGCTACTGATGCTTATACCGTCCTTAAAGATGGTGACGGCAACAGTAACGCCGCGACTAACTACAACAAGACTGACCTACAAACTACTGCTGGCGGCGCAAGCGATGCTTTGACTTATGCTGGTTGGTTGAAATTCATGTTCAAGTTCTATCCCTATAAAATGAGCACCATTATTGGCGGGGAATCTGAACTCATTGAGTTGTTGACCGTGGATGCTCCGAACGTCGATCCGTTGAAACTGATCCAGATGATTAAGTTTGGCGGTACTGCTCAGGGCGGTACAATGGCGCAGAATATTTTTAACGATTATCGGATCGTTTACTTACCCGATGCTACTGATAATGTCCTACTTGGCTTTGATCGGCGGTATGCTCTGGAAATGGTTACTGAAATTGGTTCCGATATTACTGAAACTCAGCGCCTTATTTCCAGCCAGTGGGAAGAAATAGTTATTTCCGAGGTTAATGGCTTTGGTGTGTTCCTGCCGCTGTCCCGCCGCAAACTAACACTGAATGCTTAGAAAGGAGGCTTATCGCCTCCTTTCTTCCCTGTAAAGGGGTGATTATTTTATGCCTTCAATCATTATCGGGACCGACTACGCCACCCGTGTCCGCAACCGCCTGGGAGTGACGGACGTTGACCTTACCGTAGCCGAAATAGATGAAATGCTTGCCGTGGTTGAATACGAGGTTGCCGACCGGATTACAACCTATGCCAACCTCACCGGGAAGGATCTGGCCTACCTTCAGGCCGGCGCTGTGGCCGCGCTTGCCGCCGCCATGTGCCCGGTACTCAAAGCCAAGATGCCAAAGCGGGAAAAGGCTTTGAGTACCGACATTGAAAGCGGAGTTGACTGGGATAAAAAGGAAGAAAAGTTACTTGCCGACAAGGAGCGATTTTTATCTCAGATAACCGGCTACACACAGACTTACGCCGACGTCACCCTGTTTGGCCTGGCTGGTCCTACCCGTTCCGGCAACGGTATATTTGAGGAATAGGCAGGTGATCCTATAGCGTGAATTACACGGAGCGCTTTATCCGACGCAAAGGCGAAGCCTGTACTATTGCTTCCCGGACCCCTGCCCTGGATTCAATGTGTATCGTTGCTCCGGCGACAAAGGGGGGCTGGCGCATTGCTGACCGACATGATTACTGGGACGGCATGATTCCGGTTTCTGCCAGTCTTGTGTCCGGGGAGGTAATAGCGGTCAGCGATAAGGAAATTCTGGTTATGACCACTGCGGCCAACTCTGGCGTTACCTCCTTCATGGGCACCCGAACCAACGCCGATCTAAGCTGGCAGCGTCAAACCGCGAGCGTGGACGCGAATTACAACGTGATCATGGTTTGGGCTACCGTATCGGCAGATGTCCCCGCTTTCGGCCAGCTTGTGACGGCGCAACTACGCCAGGAAGATCCGGGGTTGTTACCCAACACGAAATACCTGTTCTTCATTCCGTCATCCTACGGCATGGCGCAGATGGACCGGGTAGTATTCGGGACGGTATCATGCCAGGTGGATTCGCTGGACAGTATTATCATGGACGGAATTTTGAGGTTACAGTGTTCGGAGGATACGAGGCTATAAAGGGGTGTTTATTGTGAAAGTGTATGAGATGGCTGTAGACAAGAAGCCGGATTGGTGTTTGCTTTGTCCATTGCGAGGAAGTTCTATAAAGATAGATATGCCACAATGCGGAACAAATAAAACCATTGATTGTGGCGACGGATGGGAAAGAAGCGGAAAAGTTCCAGATGATCGATGTGTAATAAAAGAGTTAACAAGGAAAAGTTGACAATGATCACCTTTGATGCCGCAAAACTGACCACTGACCTCAAAAAAGCCCTGACCCTTACCCTAATAAAGCTTCAAGCCGAAGTCCTGGCTGACGCCGAAGGTAAGATGTTTACTGCGGAAGGCCGCGCCGACATTGAAGCCATGCCGGTAAGTGACGTTGCCGGGATAATTACGGCGATTATAACCGAGGGACCGTGGGCTATACTTGATGAGTTTGGGCGAGGATCAGAAATGCAACAGGACAATCCTTTTCTTGCTCAATATCGCGGTAGTAACCTTTGGAACCCTGAAAGAAGCGACCTTGCCATTCGTGGCCGGCCAGCCGGATCACAGCCTACGATGTTCGGGGAACGTGTTTTTAAGGGTAATGCCGCCGGCAGAAATCTTGAAGAACTTGCCCAAAAGGGCGTTATTGACAAAAAATACCTTCCGAGTCCTCCTTCAAAGGCGCTTCAAACCGCTATGCGCTGGATGGCGGT